AAAAAAATATTAAATTGTTTACATAATAAGTGGTTTGAGTCAAATTATTTATCTTTAAAAATATATTTTATTCAATTAATTTCTTTAATATTTTATTTTATATAATTTTTATCATTTTATGATAATTATTTATTATTGTCAGATTTAATTCTTAATTTTTATGGCTTCTTTATTTTTCAAATGTTTGTATTTAAAAATTATAAGCATTTGAATATTTATTATGGGAAATATAATTGGAACTGCAAATTCCATTAAAAAAGTGAATTATGAGGACATTCAGGGTGCTAACCTGGAACATGTGCTTATCATTAACACACTTGAAAAACACGAGCAAAAATGCTTGATTAAGGGGACGTTGGACTGTATGAGAGAAGAGGACACTATAAACGTGCTAATTAAGACTGGAGGAAAGGGGAAACCAATTTATATTTATGGAAAGAATTACAATGATGAGAAAATATACTTGAAATATAGCCAACTGTCATTGTTGGGATTTACGAATGTCTACATATATCCAGGTGGATTATTTGAATGGTTACTCCTTCAAGACATTTACGATGCAAAAAACTTTCAAACAACGTTGGTTGAGATGGATATATTAAAATATAAGCCAAAGTCATTCTTTTTTAATAATTATTTAACCAACGGTTAATGTAACAAACGGTTACCTGGCATTTCGGAGTGAACAACCTTTGTTTATAGTGTTTTATGATGTAACAGTTTTTAACAAATTTACTCAATTAAAGCATACATCGTGTTGGAAAAATAAGTATGCATATTTAACAAAAGTGGTTCTGAAACATCTTTTGAGTCTCTTCATTGTATTTGCGAGATGTCGTCATGTCCTGAATGTATTGCTCAATCTGGTTGAGGAATCCATTGTACTCGTCACTGGTAATGTCATGGTTTCCGTCAAGAACAAGTTTGTTATCCTTGCTAATGAGCCAATTCTCGTGGTAATCGTGACACGCATCAAGATATTCCAGTGGAATTCCATCTTCTCCAGTGCGACTGCGACGCTTAATTCGCTCATCACACATGGTCGGATCTGTCTTCACATATACGTGCCCGATAACAGGCACTTCCTTGAGAAAGCACTCATACCACTTCAAGTAAATGGCAAAGTTGATCTCTTCCATCTTCCCAGAGTCATGCATCATCTGTGCAAATACATTCTTGTCAGTGTCAGTGCATCTCTCGGTAATGATGATAGCATCGGGATTCTTCTCAATCGTCTCCTTGAGAATGGCGAGGCGAGAGATATATGCCATCATCTGAAATGGGAATGCATACTTCTCTTGATCCGCATAGAACTTCTCGAGAATAGTGGTTCCTGACTTGTCCTTAATATCATTCCAAATGCTAACTGGTTCTTGAACACAAATAACTTCACGTCCGTTAATTCGCTTTCCTGAATATGCAGTCTTGATGTTAGAGACAAGGGTGGACTTGCCTGACCCGATGTTTCCTTCGATGGAGAAGATGTATGTCATGTTGGTTGGTTGCGTTGGAATTATACATCTCATTTGTTGAGTTGGGTTTAATTCAATTTTTCTAAATCATGTTATTTTGGAAAATATTTAACAAACCATATTAAAAACATAGCAACATAGTTATTTAGTTTTCATCCCTCAACAAACAGCAAACATGGACCTCAGACAAACGAAACTTACCAAGAAGGAGTGGGAGAGCATTGAAGTTCCTATTATCGGTCTCGAAAAGGAGATTTTGACCCTCATTAAGCGTGGTTATTCAAACCCTAGTTATAATTATAATAAGAGTTTGAGTTTGTTGTCATACATGAAATTGGTCTCCGATGATGATGACAAAAAGAAGTCGGATAATGACAAGTATCATGTCTTCCTGTTTAATAAGTATTTCAAGGAGCGTATTGAGAAGATGACGAAGAAGTACGGGGTCACATGTATTACAGTGGTTGCTAAGGAGTCGAAAAAGGATGTCCTTAAGAAGGCAGATCTTATTCGCATCGAAAACACCAACAAGAAGATTAGTGATGATATGGACGTGTATGAGTTTGTTTTGTTGGCGAATTGCCAGCAAATGTTTGCTAAGAATTCAGTGAAACACTTTTATACATTAACACAACTCATGAAGAATACGATTTACAATCTGAATACATATGTTGCCGAGTTTATTATCAAGGTGATTGACCATATGAAGTCGGAGTTCGAGAATGACGAAGTTGTTAAGAATTCATATGACATCATTGAGAGAAATCGAGTGCTGCTCGATTACAAGGATTATACACTTTACAAGCATCAGCAGGACATATTTAAGGAAATTAAGCGACCTGGTGCCAAGTTGATCTTTTATCAGGCACCAACTGCTACTGGAAAGACACTCACTCCGATCGGTATCAGTCAAGGATACAAGGTGATTTTCGTGTGTGCAGCGAAACACGTTGGTCTTCAGTTAGCCAGAGCATGTATTAGTGCAGAAGTGCCGATTGGTGTGGCATTCGGCTGCAATGACAGTGAGGATGTGCGATTGCATTATTTCGCTGCTAAGGAATACACAATCAACAAGAAGAGTGGTGGAATTGGAAAGGTTGACAACACAGTGGGTGACAAAGTCCAGTTGATTGTGAGCGATGTTCACTCGTATTTGCATGCTATGCGATACATGTTGGCATTCAATGACAAGGAGAAAATTGTTATGTACTGGGATGAGCCGACAATTACACTGGATTATGATGAGCACCCGTTTCACAGCATTCTTTCAGCGAATTGGAGAGAAAACGAGATTCCGAATGTGATTTTGTCGTCTGCGACTTTGCCTGATAAGAATGAGATTCGCGATGCGGTGGCATTTTTTGAGAACAAGTTTGACACGAAGAACGTGGTGTCAATCAAGAGTTATGAGTGCAAGAAGACGATTCCGATTGTTGATGTCAACGGTTTTGCAGTATTGCCGCATTATTTATATGCAGATTATGGTGAAATGATGGAATGTGTAGAGTATTGTCGTCGCTCACAGACCATCTTGAGACATTTCGATTTGAGAGAAATTTGCACGTTTTTGCTCGCCATTAATAAGCGTCTCAGGAAACCGCGACAAATCAACAACTATTTCGACGATATTAGTGAGATTAACGTGGAATCCATTAAGTTGTATTATTTGGATGTTTTCGGTGACTTGGATGCGTGTTGGAGAGAAGTGTTTGATGAGGCGGCTAAGATGCGGCAAGCAAAATATAAATCGACGTCGCAGATAGTTGCAAGTGATGCGGTTACCCTAACCGATGGACCTACTCTCTATTTGTGTGATGATGTTGATGCTGCGGCAAAGAAGTATTTTGGCATGTTGGGAGTGCCCGATGAAGAGAAGGCCAAGTTGATTGCTGCGATCGAATTTAATAACAGAGTTAATGAGCGTATCCATGATCTGAATGAGGAGATCAAGAACATGCAAAAAGACGAAGACAAAGGAGCAGACAATGAAGATGGAAAATCACAGACAAAGGAGAAGAAAAGAGAGAAGAAATCACCATATGACGACAAACTGGAACTGATTGAGACACTATCGAGTCAAATGAAGAGGGTTCACTTGAATCGTCGTTATATTCCTAATACAGAACAGCATGTTGAGAGGTTCCACAAAACGATTTCATGTGAAAATAAGTTTACGAGCCGTGTAATGGAGAAAGATGTTGAAACGATTATGTCGATTGACGGTCTCGATGACGTTTATAAGATGCTTCTGATTGCAGGAGTAGGCATATTCAAAGAGAACATGAATACAGATTATTTGGAGATTATGAAGAGATTGGCGTATAATCAGAGTCTATTTATGATCATTGCAGGTGGAGACTATATTTATGGAACGAATTATCAGTTTTGTCATGGATATATTGATGACTCTGGAATGACACAGGAGAAACTGATTCAGGCATTTGGTCGCATTGGACGAACGAACAATCAACTAGATTACAGCATTCGTCTGACGAGTGATGCAACAATTTCGAAGATTTTGAAGAATGAAACAGAGAAACGTGAGGTTATCAACATGAACCGCTTATTTTCGTGCTAAATTCTTGCGTGATTTGGTGATCTTTCGGTGTTTTTTTGTTTGCTTCTTCATGGTTTTGCGTTTTTTACCACCCATTCCAAAGAATCGCTTAGGTTTTGGTTCATAAGGTCCCGATTGACAATGTTTCTGGAGACCATCTACATTGTTTGACATATAAGCATTGAAGAATTGTATTAAATAATCGCCATCAACTGGAACAAGATGTTCCTTTCGTTTACATTGCGATGGAATTGCCAACGTGCCTAATGCACATGTTATTCTGTTGTTGAATATGGACTGAACAAACCGAGAACAATTTGTTCCATAATGACTTAACATATTGCTGTATTCTTTTGAGAATACGCCGACGAAATCTGAGATAAGAGTGCTTTCAGTGGCTTGAAAAACATATGCGTCATATGGCAAAAAGAATTGTGTGCCATAGTTAGTGAGATATCCATTTTCATAATATTCTTTTACATTGTCATCATTTGCGATTTCATCTATTATTAATGCCTGTTCCTCGGGTGATGCATAATAATATTTATTGTCTTTTCCAATGCGATTTATTTCATCGTACATGTTGTCAGGTGAATCTTCCACCAAACCACCAACACTAACATATCCAAATCCACCACGACCATCCTTTCCACGTGAATAACTTATTAAATTTTCCAAGTGGTTTCTACGCAATATGCCAACATCTGATATTTGTAAATTTGTATACTCTTCATTTATGTCTATGTAATAATCACGTGTTGCGATTAATCCCTTGGTTGCTCCTACTAATTTATTAAATATGTCAACTAGTTTGTCGCTGACACCTTCAACCTTTCCACCCATAGTGGAATAACCAACCGAATATACTTCTCGTCTATGCAATATTAATATGGCAGAATGCCTTCCAGCAGCGGCTTGTTGATTTAGGTTTTTTATAGTAGAGTCACTTATGATTCCGTATTCTGAAAGTTTTGTTTTTATTAAATCCACCGCATAGTCGGTCATTTTTATAATTTCATCCGCGTCGTACACACTTGATACCGTAAAATATATAGGTAATTCAGATACATCGTCCGTCATTGGTTTAGCACCTGTCAACATCAGTTCGTAATTCTCCACAGCTTCAGACAGTTTGGGGTTTATTTGAACTTCAATGTTTCCACTTATAATTTCACCGGTTCGATAGTCAGTTTGCTTGCTTACGACGGGAATACTAAAGTATTCATTTCGCAATTGGGATTGTATTAAATCTTGTATTGTTGGATATGCGTCTCTAATTCTTATATTTCCGATAACAGGATCGGGGTCGCTCATCATTTCAAGCATTACGTTTTTTCCATCGGGTGTGGTATCTGTGTCGATTAGATTGTCGTATTCATCAACATTAGTCACTTTGCCATATCCATCACGCTCATATTTAAATCTCTCTGAAATATCTTCATCCATTTGTCTAGTGGATTGTAGTGTATATACTGGTTTCTGCAAAGTAGATGATGTGGATTGTATTTTATCAAGGAATTGTATTACCATTTTCAAAGGATTTTTATACAAATAAGGATCGACGTGTGATATTTCACCGGCTTCGGAGAATTGCAATCCTTCGTCAAATATTTTTGTGTAACGACTGTTTGAACTTGTTGACCATTTTCCTAACTTAAATATCATGGCCGCATCATCTTCATCGACTCGATACCCGTGTTGAATTAACATAAGTTTTTCATTTCTTTCAATATCTCGTTCGTCATCGTCTGCTGAAGAAAAACTAAAAAAATCGGGTTCGCTTTCATTTATCTCTTTTATTATTTTATAGTATTGTTGTAATTTTTGCTGCTGTTCGGCAATCATTTGTTCTCCAATTTTTCTCGATTCTGCCTCTATTCTTCTTATATTAGTGGCAGTATCCTTTCCGAGTTCTGTTTTAACTTTCTTTATTTTTCTCTCAGTTTCAAATGTTTTTACAAATTGTTTCAATTCTTTATTAACATCGCCTACTGGTTTTGGTTTATTAGTAATGCCTGATTTTTTGTCTTTTTTTTGTTTAAATGTTCCTTCTGTTTGTGCTTGTCTAACTGCGTCTAATAATTTGTCAAGAGGAGTAGGCATGTATTTATATTATCTTTATAAAATAAATTTGTTAAACAGTAGTCACTCTTAGAAGTTGAGACAATACTATTTCAACATCGTCTTGTTTTATATAGACATACAACTCATTCATCTGATTTTTTATTTCTAAATGTTTGGCTAATGCGAATGGAGAGAAAACAGGAGTGTCTAGAATTCGTGTTAAATAAGAGTTGTCATTATTGTTGACTATTGCATAATTAGTAAGAGGATAAGTATTCAAAAACGACACAAACCAAAGGGGAAGTTGCTTCTTTCTTTGAACAATTTCTGTAAGTGGTATTTTAAAGTATTTGTCTTTAGTTGTTAAAATACTTTCCGTTTTGCTTATTTTTACAAAGTCATCGACATCGGATGTCACTTGTGATTTGTCATCATCGCATTTATTTATAGTGGTATGTGAGTGAATAATTTCAAATTCAACAATAGGAAAAGCATGTGGCACAAAATTTGGGTCATCTCCGAGTATTTTATTTTTTTTAGATGCAGTCGATTCCGACATTAGATATGAACCCAGGTAAATCACACCTGAGAATACTTGTTTTAGTGTCCACCAAGCGACACCGAGTGTTATGTCGAGAGAAGCAGATGTCAGAGCGACAATCATGGTTTATTTATGTTAATATATAATTTAATTAACACAAATTGCTTTTAAGTCATTAAAGCACAAGATGAAGTGTGCTCTCCTTTTGAATGTTGTAGTCGCTCAGTGTGCGACCGTCTTCAAGTTGCTTTCCTGCGAAAATGAGACGCTGTTGGTCAGGAGGAATGCCTTCCTTGTCCTGAATCTTTGCCTTGATGCTCTCAATTGTGTCGGCTGACTCGACATCGAGCGTGATTGTCTTGCCAGTGAGTGTCTTTACGAAGATTTGCATGGTTGGTTGTTATTTAACTTAATGAGTTGTCTTTAAGTATTTATATTTTAAATATATGGTGCACAACTGCTACGCATCGTAAATCCACGTGGTTTTCGGGATGTGCATTGCTTTCTAGTGAATCTACGTGGAAGAGAGAAGATTTTTCCGTCACGGCGTCTAATGCATTGCTTATGTCTGGATGTGTGCTTTTTACACGATACTGTCTTCTTCGGCATTTGTCTTCTTTGTACTGTAAAGAGAAGTTAATTCAGGGTATTTTGTAATGACTTTTTGGATGAATTTGCTGAGTTCGGTTGTGATATTATAGTTTTCAGTTAGAACCATCCTTAGAGACATTCGAGAACCATCACTGTTGCGTTTTTCGAGTTCAATGTGGTTTTTTCCTCGTGCGTTGCTGATTCTAATGTATTTTGGGAGTACTACAGTTGTTATGGTTTCTTTTGTTTGTAGTGTAGTTTCATAAAATGATGATGATGTTGTGCTAATCGTTTTTGACTGTATGGATATTGAAGATGGCATTATTCCCTTGTTCAAGTCATCAACCACTTTGTTGGCGTCCATTAACTTTTGATGAGCACTCACCTTCATTGATTTTGTGGTTGTCCATATTTTTCCATTGAGAGCAGGATGACCTTCAACCGTAAAAAAATCTCTCCATTTTGTTCGGTCAGCACTTAAATATCCAACGTTGTACACGACATATTTTTTAAGCATGTCTTGAGTAATTCCATCGGGTAGTTGTCTTGCTCCTGTTTGCCTAGTTCGTTTTGTATCTGGCATTATTCCAGAAGAATTCGCCTCTTGCTGTTTTCGTGTAGCAATTCGTAGATTATCAAATCGGTTGTCAAGTGGATTCCGGTTTTCATGGTCGACGCTTACAGTTCCAGTGCCTTTGCCATTTCCGAAACAGCCGGTTATGACTTGGTGGATGTAAATATTGAATCGACAGCATATGTACTTGTTTTCCATAACATACCATGTGATTGGGACGCAATTGTTCATAGTTTTCTCAAAATCCTTGATAATTTCATATGATTTCGGACAAAGAATGCATATTGTGTTTGTTTCACAATACATCAGAATTACATCATTTCCACTACCGTCAATTGCTTTCCACATGGGATTCTTTAACTTATTAGCATGTATTCCCATTGTTGATATGTGCCCACCAATGTACTCTATAATTTTAAAATCTTTCATTAAATGTGTGAACTTTTGAAGACGTTTTATCTCAACATTATTGCGACGAATGTCATTTACATCATCGTTTATAAAATTTATAGAATCAATGTCTGGGTTAAATGCGAACAGCATGTATGTTGCTTTCTCTCTAGTTTGTACATTTTTGTTGATTAATGATGTCATGTCGGTGATGTCACATAGAACAGTTGCATCTTTGAAGATGATTTCACCGCAATTGTACTGTGAATTAATTCCACACGTTGGCTTAAACGAAGGCGGCATTTTGAGCAAATCCATGTTATAATATTATATCATGAATTTTCTTTAAGTCTGTTTATTGTTTATATTTAAACTCAATTTTTACATCGAGTTTCTTAATTGGAGTATGCGACGCCAGCCATTCCTGACATAACTCTCAGAACGTTGTAGTTAGTGGCATAAACGCGGACCTTGGCGGTCTTGTTGCCACCGATGGCGTTGTACGACACGACAAGCTGGAGGTTAGCGTTGTCAATGCGCGAGAAGTTGGCAGTGCCCGAA